ACAACAAGCGGGAAACGGCTCAACACATCGCGAATACTTTTAAATTCAAGTACTTTGCAGGACACAACATTGACTTCAACCACGCATACACGGAGGCGATGCCTTCAGACGTGGTTCTGTTCTATGGAGTTGTGTATCACCTTTACAATCCTGTGCAGGGCATCATCAACGCTATTTCACTAACCGCCCCCGGCGGCATCATGTGTATTGAATCAGCGGTGAATCAGGCAGGCGCGATGGGTAACAACGTAAGGTTTAACCCTGCCACGCATGACGCTGACGAAACAAACTACTTCATGCCCACCATTCAGGGGCTAAAGGATACCATCGCCGTAGCTGCAAAGGTTATTGACGCGAAGATAGAAATGATTGCCGAGGCAACCGATAACGAGCAGCACAGGTGGGCGGCTCAATACCTTGTTAAGTGAAAGCCTACAAAAAGATTTACCTTGAAGCACGCAACCTCACACAAACAGATTTTATCCCCTGCGAAGTCTGCGGAGCGCAGGCGGCTGACATCCACCACATACAGGCTCGGGGAATGGGCGGGAGCAAACTACGGGACACGCCCGAAAACCTTATCGCCCTGTGTCGAACTTGCCATAATCAAGCTGACTTTGGCACGGGATTGCCAAAAGAATATTTACGAACGATAGTCAATGAAGCTTTACAAAATAAAGGACGTTAAACTGAACCCAGCTAACCCGCGAATAATCAAAGACGATAAGTTCGCGAAGTTGGTGCAATCGCTGAAGGAGTTTCCGGAAATGGCAAACATCCGCCCTATCGTCTGCAATACGGACATGGTTATCCTCGGTGGCAATATGCGCTTTAAGGCCATGCAGGCGGCAGGATGGAAAGAAGTTCCTGTCGAGGTAGTGGATTGGCCTGAAGACAAGCAAGCTGAGTTCGTGATTAAGGACAATGTGAGCGGCGGCGAGTGGGATTGGGATATGTTGGCGAACCAATGGGACGCGGAAAAGCTGGAGGCTTGGGGATTGGATTTACCCGGCTTTGATGCAAATGCGGAGCAGTTCGGCGAAGGGTTCACTTTGCCCGATGGTGATAAACCACCGTTTCAACAAATGACCTTTACACTTGCAGATGAACAGGCTGCCGTTATTCAGAACGCTATTGCGGATATGAAGGCAACTGACGAGTATAAGTATGCGGAAACAATGGGCAACGAAAACAGCAACGGAAACGCCCTGTATCTAATTGTGGCAGCATGGGCAGGGCAAAGGAAATAATCGTTAAGGTCATACCGGCAAAGCTGGCTAATGAGTTTGTAAAGAAACATCATTACAGCGGGAAGGTTGTGCCAAACAGCACACTGCATTTTGGTTGTTTTTTAGATGAGAAATTGCATGGTGTTTTAAGTTATGGAACCAGTATGGATAAAAGAAAAGTGTTGCCACTGGTTGAACCAACTTTATGGAACGAAATGCTTGAACTTAACAGAATGGCTTTTGATGACTATTTGCCACCAAATTCAGAAAGCAGGTGTATTGCAATCAGTATTAAACTAATCAAAAAAAATGCACCACACATCAAATGGATTTTAAGTTATTCCGACGGTACACAATGTGGAGACGGTACAATTTATAGGGCAAGTGGTTTTCAATTAACTGGGGTAAAAGAGAACAAAACGATTTTAGAGTGGAATGGTAAAATAATTGCGGATAAGACATTGAACAATTCCAATTACAAAAAAATTGGATTAAGTGCAGGTGCAGCAAAAAAGCAAGGAGCAAGACCATTAACTGGGTATCAACTTCGATATATTTACCTAATAGACAAATCCTGCCGTATAACTGTGCCAATACTTCCGTTTTCAAAGATTGATGAACTCGGGGCGGGGATGTACAAAGGGCAAAAAATAAGCCTCGCAGAACGCAAGGCTTTGAGCGGGGTGGTCGAATCGAACGCCGTTTCTCGACTGGAGGCCGAGCGTGTTGCCACTACACTAACCCCGCATGATGATGCACAAAAATAGTGAAAAAATAGTGAAGTTATGGCAAACGAGCAAAATTTGAAACCTTTCAAAAAAGGCGAGGTCGCTAACCCCAACGGCAGACCGCGCAAGTACGTTTCCACGCTCAAGGCACTGGGCTACATGCTGGCATAAATCAACGACTGCATCCAAGTGATGATGGCCATGACCATCGAGGAACTAAAGGACGCATTCGAGAACCCCACGGCAACGGTATTGGAAAAGACCATTGCGGCTGCAATCAAACGCAGCATCGAGAAGGGCAGCCTGTACTCTATTGAAACGCTCCTTTCCCGTGTGTATGGAAAACCGAAGGAATCGGTGGACATGGACATTCAGGGCGAGGTAACGGTAACGATGAACCTTAACCCAACGCAGCCATGAGCGCACACGACCCTGAACACTACAAGGGCGAGATAGAATGTATTGACGCAATCCGGGCAAGCATGACACCGGGCGCGTATCGCGGTTATCTGAAAGGAAACGTGATGAAGTATCTATGGCGGCATGAACGCAAGGGAGGCGCAGAAGATTTGCGAAAGGCGCAGGTTTATTTGGCATGGTTAATCGAGGCACAAAAATGAACATTTTAGGAATACTCAACGGCATGAGCGGTATCAGTTACCACCGCCTATACGCCCCACTCCATGACTTGCAAATTCGCGGCTTCGCGCAAATTGACATCTGGACACCACGGGATGAGCAAGGCAATTACCGCCCGCTCCCCGATTTAAGCCAATATGACCTTGTGATTTGGAATGGAACACTTGCCGAACCTCAAGAGCAGATTATTTCCATCCTAAATACCCGGAGCATACCGTTTATTGTGGACATTGACGATTACTGGATGTTAAACCGTTATAACCCTGCCGTGGATGAGTGGAAACGGCGTGGGCTATCGGCGAAGGTGCAGGCGGCTTTGTATCATGCAGACGCGGTGATATGCGAGAATGACCGATTGCGGGAACAGGTTTACAAGGTGAATCGCAACGTCTATACAATACCCAACGCCCTGAACCTTACGGAGTTGCAATGGAATCAGGAAAAGCAGCCGAGCGACAAATTCCGCGTTGGCTTTGTTGGCAGCAGGTCGCATCGGTATGACCTGTTCACCATAAGTCAGGCGGTGCGCGAGTTCTGTGAAGAAACAGGAAGCGAGTACAACATCTGCGGATATGATGAGAAAGACCCTGAGTGGACAGCGGTGGGGAATGATGTTGCCCCTGTCGGGCATCCTGACTGGCTGAAGCTGCGGCCCGGGGTTCACCCTTCGCAATATGGCATCTACCTTTCCCGTTTGGATGTGGTTTTGGCCCCGCTCGTTGGTTCGCAGTTCAACAACTGCAAGTCCGACTTGAAGGTGAAAGAGGCTGGCTGCTATTCCCTTCCTGTCATTGCATCCGATTTCGGCCCATACCATGACCACGCCTCGTTAGGTGTTTACACTGCTTCAGGCGTTAAGGAATGGAAGGCGCGGCTTTATGAGGCGTATGAGGGCAAGTTAGACGGACGGCCCAACGCGGCGTACCTGGAAAATAACGGAGATTTGCACAAGGTGAATCTTGACCGGATTGCGGTATTGACCGAAGTTCTGGTAACGCGATAAAAAAATATTTTGTGGTGAAGTGTTGGATATTGTGAATAAGTGTATATTTGCAACACCAAACAACGAAACAATGAGAACAATTAAAGCCACCACACTTCAGCGACACATTATTGAAGGCCGCGTTGAATGTTTGACCGATTTCAGATTGGGTCGCGTTGAAATACGAAGCAACATCACAGGTCGCAGGTTCACCATAAACATCATTTAAGACCATGAATAACACAGAACAACTTGAACACTTTGCCCACGGCCTGCCCGTTATGGAGCGGCTCGAAGAACTGGGCAACGCATGGCGCGAAGGAAGCATTGACGCGCTGGCAACCTACATCACCCTCAACCGCATTAGCAAGATGCTTGACCAACTCAAAGACGAGGTCAAACCTTACGCGATTGACCAAGCGGGGCATTGGCACGAAAAAACATTCTCTTACTTTGGGGCAACTATCGAAAAGAAGTCAGGCGCGGGCCGTTGGGATTTCAAAGGGGTGCAGGCGTGGAACGAGGCGAAGGCAACCTTATCAGCCATTGAGGAACGCGCGAAGGCGGCAGCTCAGGCAGCGGCAAAGTTCGGCGCGGCAATGGTCAGCGAAGACGGGGAACTTTTAGAGGGTGCGACATACACCCCAGGCTCTGATATAATTGCATTGAAAAGCTTATGAACAACTCACGCTATTTCAAAGTGGCAGACCTTGTAGAGGACACCTTCGGCATACAGGGCCGGATTGCCAAAATTAACGACCTGCAAAACCGCGTTTGGGTATGGGTAGGCAACGGGCAGATGTGCTACGAGCCGCAGGAACTTAAACTCATTCACCGCGATGGTATGGAGGATGGGCCGGAGTTGATAGAAGAAGAAGATTAGCCGCTGACGGGCGGAACGTAACCCCCGGAACAGCAATGCTGCGAAATCCCGGGCGCACATCGTAAGGTGCGGCTGTTAGCCTTAAGCGGATTAAAGGCACTTGAAGGGCGGCGAAAGCTGCCCTTTTCTTTTGCGACAAAATGCCGTTTCCCCCATTATAGGAAATGGCTTATTCTATTCAGCAGCAGCCGCATGACTACTCACCCGCTTTTAATCCCCTGACCTTCGTAGTTCGCGAAACGGACACGGCAATAACCGGAGCATCCAATTTCCGCTACTTGTGCGAGGTGGAGATTGACGGCACAATCCAGGCGAAACTCAAAGCCCCCATCCGATACGGCAGCAGCCAAAACGAAGCAGTATTTGACATTACAGAAATCATAGCTTCCTATGTCGGCAACGACTTTGAACCACCATCAGCGGCGGCAGTTGTTGGCCAGCCCCGTATCGTTACATACCGGGCTAAATTCGGTTACGAATACGGAAGCGGGGTTGTAACGGAGGCAACAGGCGTAGTGAACACGGGCAATAAGTTTTCGTGGGATGCGTGTCTTCCCGTTCAGGACTTTCTCGGTTATGCCCAAGCCGACTACCTAACCGCATCCGGTGGAACAGCCGGGGCGCAATTCCTTACCACGGTTCGCCCTCGCAAGGTGCAGGCGGATGAGGCGCATACGATTCATGCGCTGTTTGGTACTGACACGGCAAACAAGGTGTTTGAGTTCAAATCCTACAACGCGGCAGGTTCGCTGCTGCAAACGGTGCAAAAGACGTTTACCTATGTAGACTACAAATCGCGGCTGCTTGCTGCGGATTGCACGTTTAACGGAATAGGGTTCACATCCGGAAACGAGGCATATTACACCGTGCAGGCGTACCCGTCCGGCTACTCCGGCAAGGCATCGGAAACAATGCGGTTCGACCTATGGGCAGAGTGTTCCAAATACGACCCTGTCACGCTTCACTTCCTCAACACTTTGGGCGGGTTCGATTCCTACACCTTCAGGAAACGCACGGTGCGCAACTTGACCGGGGAAAAAAAGACCTTTGAGCAAGATAGCTTGAGGTACACTACCGGGGCTTACAACTATTCCAACGCGCGGGGCGGTGTCACCAATTATAACACCACGCTTAACGAGCAATGGACTTTGAACACCGATTTTTTGTCTGATACAGAGGCTGAGTTTATTGAGCAATTACTCTTTAGCCCCGTAGTTTACATGGGGGCGTTTAGTGCAATGGAAAAGGTTACTGTAAACTCCACGGAGTTTGAGCGCAAGTATAACCGCGATGGGCTGGTTCAATATTCTGTAATCATCCAACGCGCACTCACTAACAGGAGGCAACGCCTATGATGCGGCTGTTCATTGAAGGCAGGCAGGTTGATTTGTCGGAAAACGAAGTCCTGCAAGTTACCAGGGAAATAGCCGACATCCGGGAGCCTTCGCAGCGTTCATCTGATTGGTCACGTACCTTTCGCATCCCCGGCACTTCGGCCAATAACAAGCTGTTCGGCCACATCTTCGATGTAAATCAGGAACAGCTGAACAACGGAACGCAATTCGCTCCGGATTTCAACCCGAACAAGAAAGCGGCTGCACTTGTAACGGTGGATGAGGTAGAACAGGTGCGCGGTTTTGTGCGCCTGCTGAACATCAGCGTTATCCGAAAGGGCCAAATAGA